TTTGCGCCAACTGAAAAGATATTGCCCAGCCCACCGGATAGCGCATTGCCAAGTCCACCCATAAGCCCAGTGCCGCCGCCAAGGCCTCCAAATCCAAAGATGGAACCTGCCTCACCAAAGCCGCCCAGCATGCTGCCCGCGCCGCCCAATAGGCCCGCAGCACCGCCTGCCCCGCTAGCCGCTTGCCCCGCAACGCCTGCAACCGCCTGCGTCGCTCCTCCGATAAGGCCCATTGATGTAGCGATAGGGATTAGGATCTTGTTTTTAAGCGCCATTGAAATCATCTGCGAAAGCATTTGCTTAAAGCTGTCCAAGATCGACTTAACAAACCCGCCAAAGTCTTTCAGACCGCCCGCGATAAAGTCGCCAAATGCGTTTGACACGCCGTCAATGGCAGAAACAAGCGGGGCTTCCATTTCCTTGCGCAGCGCCTCGGCCTCTTTTGTCGCTTCGGATAGGCCGTCCGCAGCTTTCTTAGCAGAACCGCCCCCGCCGCCCTTACCGCCACCAACATCCCCAAGGGAATTGTTCAGATTCTTTGTTGCTTCAGCAGCGCTTTCGGTTTCAGTAGCGTTTTGTGTCATTGCATCGCGCAGCGCTTGGATTGATTCCATAGGTGCGGAAAACCCGTCTTTTGCTGCATTTGCTGCGGCTGTAGCTGATGCCCCTAAACCTTCTGCGGCAACTTGTGCCTTTCCAAGTTCTTGAGTAATTACAGCACTAGCGCCTTGAAGGTTAGAACCAAACAGCGAGTTCAATCCGTCCGCAACCACCCAAGTCAAATCGACAAAAGCGCCCGCCATCACCCTAATTGCATTAAGGAAAAAGGCTTGAATGTTGGCAGACATGGCAGCAAATGACTGCCCAATAAAATCTACACCAAACCCTATGCGCTGCAGCGCCTCGGTCCCTACATCTGCCACAAGGCGCATGGCATTACCAAATCCGCCAACCGCAGTCACAAGCCGTCCAAACATTGCAAGCAGCAAGCCAGCGCCAACTACAAGCGCGCCAATGCCTGTTGCAATCAGTGCCGCTTTAAGCAAAGTAAGTGCGCCGGTTAGGGAGAATGTGGCAAGAATTGCCGCGCCCATTGCTACAGCATAAGGCCCCACAAATACCGCTGCGGCAACGCCCGCGCTATATCCGATGATGTCAATATTTTCGACCACTGCCGTGATCACAGGCAACAGCATGGTCAGCGCGTTTATGCCCATCTCAGCCGCCGCAAATAGCCCTGTGCCGATAGCCTGAACCGCCGCAAAAAATGCCGGGTTTGCCACTGCCGTTGTCAACCGTTCAATGGATGCCCGCAAGTTTTCAGACCCCGGCCCTGACAATTCAAACAGGTCGCCAAAGGCCGCACGTAGAGAATCTAATGCGCCCCCAAGCGTGTCTCGCGCCATGACTGCCGATCCGCCAAACTGCCGATCTAATTCAGCCAAAATAACCGTCTGCGCGCCGATTGTATCGTTGGCCGCAATCATGCTCTTGACCATAGCCTTTTGGGCATCGGTAAACTGAATTCCGCTTTCTGCAAGCGCCGCCATGCCCTTTGCGGGATCGTTCAACGCCTTGCCAACTTGCAGCGCAGATGATTGCAGGTCTTTGCCCAAAGCCTGCGACATGTCCAGAATCGCAACAGTTGCCGCGTCAAACTGATCGCCCTTGATCGCCGTGAACGTCAGCAAAACGCCTTGCATGGCGTTGATTGCCTCATCGCCAAAGGTTGTAATCTTTTGCAGCGCAGCCGCGTGTTTGTTCAAATCGGCCACGCTTTTGCCAGCCGCGCCGCCAGTTGATGCAATAGCCGCCGCAAGCTGTGCCTGTGCTTTTTCATTTGTCACAGTTGCGTCAATAAAGCGGTTTAGGTTGCCAACAATAGCGGCAATACTGACTGCCGCCGCCAGTGCGCTTGCCGCTGCAACTGCAATGCCTCGACCCATGCCTGCAAAAGCGCGCCCAGCCCCATCAGCAGACCTTTCAGCACCCCCCGCCGCTTTGGTAACATCGCCTAAAGCCGTCTGACCTTTTTTAAGATCAGACGAATCCATTTTGACGACAAGGGATGCAAAATCAGCCATTCATTTCGTCCTTTATTTCGCGCTCAATCGGCGGTATCGAAAATGGGCTTGCGCCCTCTTGCAGCCCGGTCGCATAGGCCTGCGACATGCGCCGCAATAAACTGGCTTCCCAACCGTCAACATCACCAACGGTCATGCTGATATAAGCCTGCAAATCAACCCAATCCAAAGCCATTGCCCCGCCCATTGGTGCGGATTTAACAGGCCCGGCTTCCATCAACATTAAAAGAAGATAGCTGCCCGCCTCAACGTCCATGAATGGCGGGGCAATCCCCGCGCCAACGTATTGTTCAGCGCGGGTTTCAACCTTGCGGCCCTTGTCGTTTTCGCCGTGGTCAATTGTAGAGTTTAACCAACCGGCTTGCTTCGCGGCAACGATTAGCCGCGCTTGCCGTTTCCCAAGCGATTCGCCTGTTTACCTGCAAACTCGCCAACCTGCTTTGCAAACGGGTTGTTTGTCATTTCGAAAACGGGCGATCCGTCCTTGTCTAGCACGTTGTCGCCATTGTCGTCTGTCTTGATGCCCATTTCGGGGAATGACAAATCTAGGAACCATTCGGCATCTTCAGCGGTTGCAGGCCGATCCCCGCGCGATACGTTTTCAAATCCAACGATGAATGGCGCGGCGCTTTCACAAAGCTGGTTGTGGACGTCCTCCATCACGCGGGCTTCTTCGTCTTTATCTTTGCCCTTGCGAGACATGGCCGCGCGTTGCTTGTCTCGCATACGGCCTTGCATGGTCTTAGACGCGGTGCCGCGAACAATGACGCGGCAAGGCTTGTCGCCGTCCATCATTGGTTCGCTGGTCCACTGGTCAAGGATTTGCATAGGCGTGCCAATTTCGGCCTGTGCGCGGCTGTCGAATTTCGAAAAGTCCATTTGATAATCCTTTGGGTTCTTTAGGTTCAAAGCGGGGGGCGGTAGAACCACCTCCACCCCCCGCCCTATTCAACGTGCCTATTTTACGGCCGCGCTAAATTCTTATGACGGCTCAACATCGTCCACAGTTGCGGCGTTCTGGCGGAATCCGACCGTGAAGCCCTTGAAGCTGGAATTATCTTTGGGGTTTGGCACAAAGCTGTGCAGGATGCCTTGCGCGTATTGCACAACGTCACCCGTCACAGGAGCGTTGTTCGTGCCTGTTCCGTCTACAATCTTGATCGCACCAACGCCCCCTTGACTTCCTGCTGCCAATTTAATCGCAGCTTGGCCCGCATCAGCAGGCACGTCGCGGAATGTTGCGGTGGTATCCACGCCCTGCGCCGCGCCCTTGACCGCGCTTGTGAAGCCGGTTTGCAGGTCGGGAACGTCAATCATCGAATGACTGACGCCAAGCTGTGGCAGGGTTTGCCCGCCGCTTACCAGTACCCAAGTCAAGGCTTCAAAGCCCGCTTTGTTGTTGGAGGCGGGTGCTGCGGTAGAGTGATAAATTGTTCCGCCGATATTGTTAGCCGTCATGTGCTTGATCCTTTCAAGCGTTTAGACCCCTCACGAGGGGCTGTTCTGTTTTAAGTTGAGGGGTCGTTACTTGGCGCGGGTCCAGCCTTGGGCGATCCACTGCGCAATTTCTGTTTCAAACGGGCGGGCGGTTGCCCCGATATCGCCGTTTGCTTTGTTGGTGTTGATCAGCAAGATCCGGCGCGGGGTTGCGTCCGGCTTTACGCTGTCGTTTGGTACCCGATGAATATCGCGGTTTCCCATCTTTGTCCTTCCTGCCTGCCGGGCTTAACCGAATGGCCATTAATTGTTACGGTTGTGGTGTTTGCTGTCAGGCGTAACGCGCGGGGAAAATACCCTGCAATTGCGCCCGCCTTTGATTTCGTGACCGCCTCATAAACGCCAAGCGGTGAAACCAGCGTAATAACTAAAAACCCTTGCCGCCGCATCACATTGCTGGACAGATCAGCAGGCGCGTTGTCGTTTGGCAGGTGGAAAACTCTGACATGTTCCGCTGTGGGGATTGCCCCGCCCTTTTGCGGCCATATCACGGCATAGCCTAGCGCGGTTGCCATAACCTCGGCCCGCGCCATTAGGGCGCTGTGAATGTCTGATTCTGCTGTCATGTGAAACTCAATTCTATGCCGATTGCAGCGACAATGCTTTTAAACTCTTGCACGGTTAAGGCGACCATTCCGTTAGGTGCTTGGCTTGAATGGCCGTTTACGACTTTTGGCCCGTCGGGATATCCGCCCGTTTCAAGCCGCTGCGCATATGGCAAATTGTTTGCAAAATAAATTATGTCGCCCGCGTTTACGCCCAGCGATGTTGCGGTGCCCTTGGTAATCGTGGCGGTTCCCGTCTTGTCATCAAGCTCTAATGTGCCATCTGGCGCGGAACCAATTGCAAGCTGCCAATTGCCGCGAAACCGCCCCGTGTCCACTGGGCTTTTGATGATGATGCGGCTGAATATCTGTAAAGCGATTTGACGGGTTGCCAGATCCAGCTTGTCAGCCGTTTTCTTTTCCCACTTTTTGACTTCATCCGCAAATTCGGCCATTATCGCCGCCCTACCGCGTCATAGAGCGCAGTTTCCCCGCCCGATGCAACGCGGCCTAGCTTGGCGATTGTCAGCGTGCCACGGTCACAGATGATTAAATCCTCCAGCGTGACCTCAATCCCGATCGGCTCAATAATCACTTGGAAGTCACCCGCCAAGATGTTGGTTCCATCAACGCGCTTTTCTGCAATCTCAAACACGGCCATACGCGCCTCTGTGGTGGCCGTTGTCACGCTGCCCCCCGTGGGGTCACTGGGGCCGCCACCCGTGCGCGTGGTGTGCTGTATGCTGCCTGTCTGCACCGCGTCCGGTTGCTTGGCTGCAATCTTATCAAAAGCGCCCGTGACCTTGCTGCGAATTGTGGCCATTAACCGCGCCTCATTTTAATAAGGCCTTGCCCGCCGCGAATGTATGCCCGCAACAGCCCCTCAACCGCAACAATGCGCGGCGGTGAAGTTGGCAGGTTGCTGCCCGCAATCGTGATCGGCCCAACCGTGATGCTTTCCGATGTTGATCCGGTTTCAATAGTTGCAAATGGATCAAGCCCGCCCTGTAAAATATGCGCCATTTCAAACTGCGCATAGATCACATCAACCGGAATCGTGTCGGGATTAATCGGCCAATCCTCTGCCAGATCGCGCACCAGCCGGGGCCAGTCGCGCGCTTGATATTGATATTGTTTCAGCCCGACAAACAAATACTTGCGGTCAATGTAAGTTGCGCCGCGCCGCAAGTTGATTTCATTGGCCGCGTCTGTTGCCGCAAGCGTCCAGCCCATGCTGTCGCCGTATGCGGTGTAAGCCGCGAGCGTTCCGTAGCTGTCGGATGCCGTGCCGCCGATTGTGGTATCAAGTGCCATTGCGGTTCTCCTTAACCATTGTCAGGCCCATTGCTGCCAGCGCTGCCATTAAAGGGTTTCCGGCTCAAACGCATAGCCGCGTCCGCTTAGGATGCCGTTGACCCACTCCATGGTAGTTTCTTGAATCCCGCCAACAGAATAAACGGTAAACCCCGCCATCGCTGCTTGAGCGTCGGCTGAACTGATTACGCCGTCCACGCCCCATGTCCCGAGAATTGCGGGCAGATCGCGGTCAGTTGACATAGCGCGCCATTCCGCTTCAAGCGCGGGGGTTCCGCTTCCATCATGCGCCAGTCGCGCGACAACGGGGCCTGTCGTGCCAGCGGCGACCAATGCGCGTCCAAACGTATTAAGGGTGCGGCCTTGTGCGTCAAAAACGCGGTTCATGTCGTCCACGTTTGCGGCCAGTACGATCATCGTGCAGGGGATATTTGTCATTATGTGTGGTCCAATTTGTTAAAGTGTTACGCCTGATTTGCGGGCATAGTAGACTTCCATGGCGGCAATCTCGGCGGCGCTGGCTAATTTGCCAATAACGGTTCTGCCGTAGTTTCTGCCAG